TTAATATAACATAGTTTAGAGAAGTGTCAACCTATTTTATAAGAAAAACTTTGAAACTTCCAGGATTGTGTGGAGTTCTACTGCATGATTTTGTGTGTGGATGATTACTAACCCATATAGGAAATTCTTTCATTATAGCACCTTGTCCAGTAACAACAACTACATATTTCAATTTCTCATAGTAAGCATCTTGTATTTTACTATTAAATACACTCCATGCACTATGTATAGGAAGTCCATGTAAATCAAGTTTCATACGTTTATTTAATACGATAAATAGTACGTAAGGAAAAAACATGCCACGAATATCACTATGGAAAGACGGTGCTCACACCAATGATTATAGATTCTTTGATAGAAGAATTAAGGAAATGTTTACTGTTGGTGGTACAGGATTAAATGTACACAAGTACCTTGGCATACAAAGTCAAGGACAAAGTGATGATCCTAGCCAACCAAACTATGTAGAACCTGATCCACTGGGTATACAGGATTTTTTATTTTTAGAAAATAGAGATAGAAAATACGATCAAGACATTTATAGTCTCAGAGGTATATACAGTGTTACAGATACAGATTTTGATTTAAGCCAGTTTGGATTATTTTTAGCAAACGACACACTGTTTATTACATTGCATGAAAACGATATGGTTAATAATATAGGGCGTAAACTTATGCCAGGTGATGTAATAGAACTACCTCATTTAACTGATTATAGTGCATTAGATGAAAGTGTAGAACTTAGTCTTAAACGGTACTATGTAGTACAAGAAGGCACAAGGCCTAGTGAAGGGTTTAGTCCTACATGGTGGAGTCATTTATGGCGTATTAAATGCACACCATTAGTAGATTCACAAGAATATAATGATATACTTAATCTAATACAAACAGATAAAGATGGAAACGAAACTACAAATACACTACGTGATTTGCTAAGTACTTACAATAAAGAATTAGAAATATCCAATAAAGTTGTAGCCGCTGCTGAAGCAGAGGTTCCAGAAAGCGGATATAAAACTGACCAATATTATATAGTACCTACAGGACCTGATGGGACACCACTAGAACCAAAAGGTGTAAATGCAGATGATACACAACTTAATGCAGATAATACTGATGCAAGTGCAGATGCAAGAAGAATTACTCCACAAAATACAAATGCATACAGCGGTTACTTAGTAGGTGATGGACTTGCACCTAATGGAGAAAACGTAACAATGGGTACAAGTTTTCCTAGTGACTCACAAGAAGGTGATTTTGTTTTAAGATTAGACTTTTTACCAAATAGACTATTTAGATATAATGGATCTCGTTGGGTAAAAATAGAAGATGATGTGCGTAGTCCATTAACCCCTGGTACAGGAAATACACAAAGAGATACCTTTATAAACAATACTGGTACATTTATTGCAGATGATAATACTGTACAAGATAGTAGACAGTCATTAAGTGAAGCACTTAAACCTAGAGAAGATTAATGCCACAACAATTTTTCTACGATCAACAAATAAGAAGATTTCTATTACAGTTTATTCGTGCTTTCAGTAACTTTCAAGTTGAATATGGTAAAGACCGAGATGGACTTACCACATTACAAACTGTACCTGTAAAGTATGGTGATGCGACACGTATGGTAAGTTCAATTGTAAGAGAAAACAGTGAAAATAAAATATTACCTACACCTATGATAAGTTGCTACATTACAGGTTTAGAGTATAATCCAGAACGCAGACAGGATCCAACTTTTGTAGACAAAAAACACATACGTATGAGAAAGTTTGACGCTAACACAAATAGTTATACTACACAACAAGGAAATGCATTTACTATAGAAAGAATGATGCCTGTTCCTTATACATTACAAATGAGTGTTGATATATGGACAAGTAATACAAATCAAAAATTACAATTGTTAGAACAAATATTAGTACTTTTTAATCCAGCATTAGAAATACAAAGTACAGATAATTATTTAGATTGGACAAGTTTAAGTTACATAGAACTTAGTGGTACACAGTTTAGTAGTAGGTCAATACCACAGGGGGTTGATGATCAAATAGATATTGCCACACTACAATTTACAGTACCAATATTTTTAAGTGCACCTGCAAAAGTAAAAAAATTAGGAGTAATTAATAAAATTGTTGCAAGTATATACGATGATAATGGTGGCATAGCAGACGGTGTAATTGATGGAGAGATACTATTAGGTACAAGACAAAAGTTTACACCAATGAACTTTGGTATAATATTATTGGGTAATACTGTACAGATCTTAGACAGAAATGAAACAACAACAAACAAAGTAGATTATAGTCCTTTAAATGATCCTCCAACAAAAGTAGGTACAGATGACGTAAGTTGGGCTGCACTTATAAACCAATATGGTGAATTACAAAGTGGCATAAGTCAATTACGTTTAGAAACCGGAGGCACTGCTGAAATTGTAGGTACTATTGCATTTCATCCTAGTGATCCTCACAAATTATTATGGACAGTACAAAGCGACACTATTCCAACAAACGACTTGCCTGCTATAACAAAAATAATAAATCCTCTTAAAAGTGGACCTGATGCAGGATTAGCAACTGCTGCAATTGGTCAAAGATATCTTATACTTAATGCAATTGGTGACAGCTCTAACACAGATGGCCCTGATGCTTGGGGAGATTTGGTAGCAAGTGCAAACGATATAATTGAGTATAATGGAACAGTTTGGCAAATTGCTTTTAATAGCAGCGCCGAAGAAGGTATACATTATGTAACTAACACTACTACAAATTTACAATATAAATGGACTGGAACAGAGTGGATAAAGTCTTATGAAGGCGAATATAAGGCAGGCGATTGGTCTATAGTATTATAATATCTGTATTTCTTATTTTTAATCCTACTACAATAGATGCAGGTGGTAAAATGTATCAGCCTAAAGGCGATAAAAAAATATACGGGAAAAAGAACGAATATTCACGTAGTCAGAAATTTAATCAAGGAATAACAAAAAAACCTAAAATGGTCACTTGTATGCTGAAAAAAAGAATAAGAGCAAAAAACGGTGACGAAGTTTGTATATATCAAGGACAGAATAGAACTTATGAAATGGCAATAGAAAAAAATTGCCCTAGAAAATATAAGTGTCTGTATAATCCGTATGGTGAAGAGCCAAATATCTATAGTGTAATCGATAGTTTAAATGAGTCAGCAAAATAAACAAATTAATCAAAGTGTAGGCGCACTTTTTTTAAGTAAAAAAACTAGTAGATACTTGTTTGTACTACGTAGTGGTGCTAGGTATGATAGCACCTGGGCATTTGTTGGTGGGAAAGTTGAAAAGAATGAAACTGAATTCACTGCACTGCAACGTGAAATAGTAGAGGAAATAGGGTTTATGCCACTAGTGCTTAAAACTATTCCTGTGGAAAAATTTACAAACAGTAAAAATAATTTTACATATACTACATATGTTTGTCTAATAGAAGAAGAATTTGTTCCTAAATTAAATGAAGAACATAAAGGATATGCTTGGAGCAAACTAGATAGTTGGCCGAAGCCACTTCATCCTGGTGTTTTTACAACATTTCAAGTAGATGAAATTATAAGCAAAATTAAAACAATAGAAGATACAATGTGTAACTTATAAGTTACCGTGCAATTGCACCTAAACTTGCAAAACTGTAATACTGGTTATATGTTATTTCTTTAACATTAGGACACCAGTTATATTCTTCCGGCATAAGTCCAGCATCTTTAGCAACGTAAAAAAATTCCACATCATTGTATGTTAAAAATATTTTTGTGCAATCAGATATAAATTTGCTGTTTGCACCTTCCGTATTAACTGCACCATAAGCATCATGCGTTTCAAAATATATATTATCTTCAGGCGTATTATATGTTGTCATTCCTATCATATATATTTTCTTATGCCCGTCAGCACACGCTAATCTTAGTGCCAAACTTCCTGTGTTTCCTGTGAACAATTGAGGATACAGATAAAAATGACCTTGGTGTTGTATTATATTTTTTACGTTACTGTAAACTATATTATCTTTTGTATATTCGGATAGTGCAATATCAGCACATATTTTTTTGTTAATACATATTAAAAACGTTGGTGAAAAATCTTTGTATAATAGGTTGCAACCATATGTTTGTCCTACACTTTGAGCTCCATACTCGCCACCAGTTTGTCCCGTTAGTAAATTAAGATCAAAACCTTGTCTACTAGTGCTATTTCCTATGACATGAGCAATACCATTATGTGTATCATTGATAACAGTTTTTTCAACCCAAATCATACTATTTGGATCGTTTCTGTTTTTCCAACTTACATTATGAGATACTGTTTCACCAGTGTAATCTGCAGTATAAAATTTACCTGCAGGCATTATATTCTGCCTACAACAACTTCTATTACGTCTGTACCTGCACCTGTTTTATTTTCTAATGCTTTGCCTATTACACTACCAATATAAGGATTACTTTCATCACGCCATGCCATTGC